CAATCTGGTTAGCAGACAGTCCTAGTTGTGAAAGCTGTGCCGCTCTCTGTTGTGCCGCACTTTGCAACGTGTTAGACAGACCAGCCTGTTGACCAAACATACCACCAAGAGCCTGTGCAGTGCTTAGTGATTGTTGTCGTTCTTGCTGTGCCTGTTGCATAGCCATCAACGATGCTTGGTTCTGTGCTGATTCTCGTGCCTTAGATAGTGCAAGTTGCTCTGGTGTACCACCAAACATAGAAGTACGAACACCTAAACGACCTTGACTAGCCAGACGCTCCTCTAACGCAAGTTGTTGTCTTTCTTCTTCTCCAAGCTGTGTAGCCCTGATACGGTTGTACACATCCTGTTCTCTAGCCCCTGTAGGCATCAGAACGTCTTGTGCTGCTTGTCCAGCTAACGCTCCGTACTGTCTGCGTAGTGCCTCTACATCTTGAGGTGCTGTTGTTTGTAGACCTCTAGCGCCTAAGCTAAGAGCCTGTGAACCAAGGGCGCCAATCTGCTGGCTAGGTTGTTGTGCCAACATACCGGGAACTTGACCAGCAAACTGACCACGTAACAGGTTAATATCCATAGGCTGTGCTTGAGCGCCTCGCATAAACCGCTGGCCCATACCGTAAGCCTGTCCAGAAGCTAGCTCTGCTTGAGGTATACCAAATGCTTGTTGACCAAGAATAGTCTTACCTGTAGTGGCTAAGGTATCTCCTAGCCCTATCATTCTTGCAGCACCTTCAGGATCAGAAGCCATTAACTGGTTAAAAGTATTTAACCCAATACCCTGTGCCTGCTGTTCTACACCACCAAGAGAAAAACCTGCTTGTCCTGTTACAGGATCGTAACCAAAGGTTGAGCCGGTACTAGTAGTAAGACCAAAAGGTTGGAACTGTGTCTGTTGTAATTGTTGAGCAGCGATGGTTTGAGCGCCCTGTTGAGCAGCTTCACCAATACCTCCAAGACGGTTGTACGCCCCCATGACAGCACCAGCGCCCAAGATAGGTGCGCCAAAAGCATCAAACAGTCCTTGAGCGCCTGTTATAAAATCCTCTACGGTTGGTGGCATTAGCAAATACCTCTTTTCTTGTTATAATTTATCATAGCGTTTTACCTACTAGTGCTAGTACATTCATTTCTTGTATAGACAACCCATAACCGTTAATGTCTGTCTCAATACCAACAGTAATAACGGTTCCATAACCAGTAGTGTTTAACGCTTTTCTGTTTACAAGCTCGCCTTCAGAGTACTGTGCTACGTTGTATTCTGACTCTCCGTAAAAACCGGGAATAAGATCACTTACTGTAAACACTCTAGAGTTGGTTGCTGTTTTAAAATCATAAGCCCACTTGAGAATAATGTTGGCGTTGTTACCACCAATAATAGTAGGCCGTACCTTCTTTAGCATTTTGATTTTAGAAGGGTCACCAAACGTAAGACCGGGACTTGTATAACGAAAACGATAAGTCTCGTTGTTGTCAAAGTAACCAAAGTACTTGCCAATACCAGCAACAGTGCCTATGTACAGGTCACCGTTTCTGTCTCTGTGGTAGCACTTAAAGTTAACACTAGGCCATCTTGTTACCCTATAAGAGTTGTTTTCTAAAACCCCTCTAAGATCAAAACAAAAAGATAGATTCACATCTGGGAAAGACAACAGATAAAAGTAATTTTCTGGGCTGTACACAGATGTAATAGGTTCAGTTGTTGTAGTAATGTAAGCAATAATCTCTTGCTTGACGTTTCTACTTAGGTCAGACATAGGCAGAGACTTTTCTTGAATAGAACGTCCCAAGCTACGCAAACCATCGTCACTCAAGAACAACAAGTCTGTACCAATGTTCTGCACAGTTTTTCTACCAACACAACCTACGCTTGGTATTGTGTCTTGTAGTGCCATAGTAGCGGGGCTATCTGCACCACTGTACGTAATAATGCTATGCTCACCAAAGATAACTAACAGGCCGTTGTGAGCCGCTATAGCTACAACCTTGTCAAAACCGCTGGGCCATGCCTTAGATACATCAATAGAACCACTAGACCCACCAGTAAAATCATGACCTATTAACAAGT